CATACAGACCAAAATACTTTATAGTCTCATCATAAGTTAGGTCTTTACCATTAGGTCCAGTACCTTGTGGTCTTCTAGGTGTTTGTGGCTGCTGCTGTGGTTGTACGCTAGGTGTTGGCTGTGTAGGCATAAAAGGATTATTAACATTATAATTCATCCACCACGGCATCTCTTGACCACCACCATACTGAATACCTGATGTCATCTGACCAAAAGAATAAGGATTGTAATAATTATTGTTACCTACAGAATAAGGATTAAATATATTGTTTGACTGTTGACTAGGGTCATAACCAGTAGGAGCTCCCCAAGTATTTGTAAAAGACTCTGTAGTATTAGGACCTTCACTTCCGGGTCTTGGTGTTATACCACTATTTAATAAAGGCATACCTGATGAATCATATGTAAACCCTTGCCCTGCTGAAGGAGAGCTAAACATATTCCCTAAGTCCCAACTTGTATTAAAGAAACCAGCCATATTTTTTCCTATGTTAAGTTTTGTGCTATATTACAATACATTTTAGTGCCGTCTGAGACACATCTAACTAAATCTACTTTACCATTACCTGATGTTATTGTAGGATTATGACCACCAATAAATGAGAAGTCTGTACTAAAAGCTACATCATAAGCACCAGTATTTTTAATTAAGAAAGAAGCCTCCACACCTGATGTCATATTAGAGACATTTAATGCGTGATTACCTTGTACACTAACTATAAATACATTAGAGTTAAGTAAGTTAGCTGTCTGTGCTGATGCTAGTGTTATAGTCTCAGAAGCCGTAGGATGAGCTTTAGTGAACGTTTGTGGTGTAGCTAGGGTAACTATCTCCTCACCACCAATCGTGCCTGTAGTAGCCGTTAAGCCATTAACAGTAAAGTTCTCTGATGCACTACCGTTTGCGTCTGCTTTAGAGTTTAAAGATGTTCTTACCGCAGTAAACTCAGTATTAAAATCATCACCAGAAATAATCTTTCCGGGGTCTGTGTCTGCCAAGGCATCTTTTCCAGACCAACCTACGGCTATTGTATAATTACTCATAATATTTTGCCCTGTTTAAATAATAATGATAATGACTGTAATGATGCTTTGTAACCTTTAGTTACTCCGTCCCACTCTAATCGTATGTACTTAGCACTTCCTGCTAAGGGTATTGAACGCTCTTTAAATCCGTGGATTGGAGCATACTTAGATGCTGCTGGATGTGTTGCAGCAGTATGTGTGTGACCTGTAAGTGGTCCATATTTAGAGAATGTAGCTCCCCAGTAAGATGGTTCTCCACTTAGTGTCGGATTAAGTTTAAATGTTGGTGATATTTTAGGTGTCATTTCAAAGTCTTTATACAACCTAATACCTACATCTGTTCCTTGACCTCCTGATACAAGCATAACTAATCTTTTAAGAATAGATGATTGTACACCTTGTCCTAAATCAATCCATACTGTAGAGAAAGAAACTGTATAGCTATTATAAGTATAAACACTAGAACCACTATAATCTACATCATAATAACCTTCATAAGTAGCTACTCTTCCTGATTGCTGACCTACTAATAGACCATAATCAGTTGTATAAGCTAAACTAGCAGGTTGTCTATCATCTGCAAATACCCACTTAGTTATTCTAGGTGTCTCTTTTTCTGTCTTATAAGTAGTGTCAAAAACATAAGTAACATTTCTATCTACAAAAGATATTATATATAAACCTTCGTCCATCATATAAACAGACTTAACATTTGTACTAGCAGTAATGTTTGCTATTAACTCATCTTTAATAGTTATAGATTTTTCTGTTAGAGGTAGTTTGTCTAACTGAGTAGTTCTAAATAAAGACCTAACACCAGTGTCAGACAAGAAGTATAAATCATCGCCAATAGATTGTATAGAGTCTCTAGAAATACATCCTATCCCTCTAATTACTTCATCTAAAACAATATCTGCTATTATATCAGGATTATTGTATATGACTATGTTTTCTTTACCAAATATTACTAACTTACCAGCAAAATCGTGTATAGCTACAATCTCATCGTGTCCCCATACAGATTTTAAATCTATAATACCACCGTTACCACTTCCCCATTTATGACCATCTAATAATTTAGAATAGTATAAAACATCATTTTCTTCTGTAATGCCTCCAGCCCATAGTCTTCCGTAGAATCCTAATATTGTGCTAGGGTCAAAAGTAGTTACTCCAGCAGGAGCTTGATAGCCTGAATCATTCTTTGCTAATCCCCAGCTTCCTGAAGCATAGTGTAATAAATCTTCATCATACTGAGCAGCAAAAAATTCATTATTAAAGTTAGTAAATTGCCAATCAGAAGTAGACGCACCAGTAGCAAATGCAGCTGTCCAAGCGTTATCTTTATCTGTTAAATCTAAAGTATATATGTTTCCTACTGTAGCAGCAAATATTAAATGATTTGTTCCATCATAATGTTCTGATAGAGCACCTACTTTAGCACCGCCAGTTAGAGTACCTTGCTTTAATCCTTTACGGAAAGCTACTTTACCACCTTCTGTATACACAACATTATCTGCTTTAGTAAACCAATTAGGACCTAGTGCTGTCGCAGTAGTCTGTGTGTCTATACCGTTGACACCAATGGTATCTAAGGATACAGAGTTTATTTGTTTAGCTTCTAATGCCATATTATACGACTACCCAGTCTCTTTCATATTCCATATTGCCAGCATCTAATTGTACTGCAATATTTAAAGAATCTCTAGCCTCAGCTGCAATAGAGCTAGATAGGCTTCCACCGTCTTCTCCACGCTCACTAATAGCACGAGCCCAAGCACCAAGAATAACCGGCTGTGAAGGAACTCTAAGGACCTGAGAGGCTGTCTTAAGTTCTTGTTGAGCACCTACAATATTAACTGAGATTGTTTGTGTAGAATTAGGAACAGGATATAAATCAATATTAAAGTCTGGTTCTCTGTTTGTACCTGCTTGTGAGATACCATTAAAGGCATAATAAGTAGGTTTACCAGTAGCAGCATTAGCTATAGGAAACACTTGTTCATTAAGCCAGTCATTAGGCACTTGGTCTAATACTTGTCCTGTATCTTGACAGATTACATCTAATACTTTAAATGTCACACCAGCACCTTTAGTAGCATCACCTAGTGTGTATTGCATATTACCTAAAGATGTTTTAATATTAAATGTCTCTCTTAAAGCATTCCAGTCATTATAAGACTCTACATTCTTTTTAGAATCATTAACCAATTCACCTATTAGTTTCTGATAATCTGTTACCGTTACAGAATCATATAAGTTACCAGACCAATCAGAGTCTATTGTATCCTCTCTTAGTCTTCTTAATACGCTGTTAATAATTTCTCTATATGTCATTATTTCCCCTTAGCTAATTGAGCACCAAAGTAGAACTCTATAATCATTGTCGCCCATCCAAAGATTTCATCCATCTTAAGTACAGCACCTGCCTCTAACTTAACATACTCAATAATATCAGGTGTAAGCTGAAAACCTAGAATACTAAAGCCTTCTATTACTGTAGGTACTATAGTAGGTACATCAAAGAATACTGGTGCTACTTGTGTAAATATAATAAGAGCTAGTATGACAAAGATAATTACTCTTCTGTTAAGTGCAGCCATCGGGCTCTCTTTATCTGCTCTGTCTCTAGCTTGATTAATAGAATCATTACGTACTTGTAGATTCTGTATCATTAACTTTTGATTTTCTGCTGCTGCTTGACTCTTAAGTGCAAACAGTTTAGCTACAAAACCTAAAGCTATTGGTGCTACGTTTGTTAAGAAACCTATCATACTGCTAACCTCATTGCTTCAATAATTCCTATCTCGGTAATAAAATACCAACCTAACGCTCCATAGACAGCCCATTTAATTTGCATCAAAGAGTTGTTAATCTTTTGTATACATAAATTAGTATCATCAATCTTGCTAAACAGCCTTGCTATTTGTCCAGAGTGTTTGTCTAATTGTAATTGCATTCTATTAATATTCTCTTCCATAGTTCCTTCAATTTGCTAGTGGGTTATCTAAGGCTCTTTGTAGTTTACTTCCAAGCCTTTCTTCTAACTCTTTAATCTTTCTATCTGTATCAGAATAAAGAGAATCTCTTCTGT